ACTAATTCTTAAAATAGTATCAGGAATACCGTAAACATTAATTAAGTTACGTAGACCAGCAATTGTACCTTTTTGTTTTAACAGTAAAGGTAAATTGTGATATAAACGCTTATAAATTTCTTTATTAACATCATCTATAGGCTCAAATAATGCTTCTTGAGAGGCAGTTACATAATTAGTAATTAACTCTGTAGGGTCACCTGGGTAGTAAGTAATATCATCTTGATAGTAACCGTAATCTCCTTCTACAATATATGGACTTACAACATAAACGTTTCCGTCTACACTTGAAGAGAAACTAGCAGAAGGAACAATATTAAATCCAGTGAATGCATTATATAAATCATTAGTACTGAAGTTGTTTTGGTATATTTTTAAACCAAATGATTTTAAAGCATCAGCTACTAAGTCTTTAGAAATACCAAAATCTAAACGGTTGTCACCATTATATCTGTTAGTTACATCTTTGTAATATAACCATAGATTATCATAATGTTGACCTATCATACTTACAAACACTTGATATGGATTATTTTGAGGATCATCTCTTAAATAATCAGGTATTGTGTTTATTAAGTAGTCTTGGTTATTTTGATCATAAATTGAAGCACTCTCAATTATATTACTATACCAAGTAGTAACTATAGGATCATTACTTGCTAATGGAATATATGGAGGAGTTGTTGTACCTTTAGGATAGGTTGTTGATCCTGTTTCAAAATATAACCAATATTCATATCCATCAAAATTCTTGATAATATTATCTACTTTACCTTGTAATATAGAAATACTAGAAGATAATGATGAAGATTCAGAAGTACCTAAAGTAGTAATTTCTGAATTATATTGTTCAATTAATTGAATCTTGTAATAGAAGTTTTCTATTCTACTTTCAGCTGATGAGAAATGGATAAATTCTGAGAAGTCAGAGTAATCTACTCCTATCGCTATACTTTTATCATTTAGATAAGATATAATTTGTTGGTATGAAGAAGCTAAACCTGTGTTTAGTAATTGTTCATAGTTGATATAATTTGAACTATTATTAATTCTATCTTTTAAAGGTAAATCAAAATTTGGTCCTTTAATTGTAGGATTAGTAATTTGAGGAACAATAACTTCAGGTTGGAATTGTATATTGAAAGCTAATGGATCTGCTACTTGAGTAACAATCCATAACGTTTCTTTTAATCTAAATTGATTAGGTAACGCCTCATATAAATTAATTAAAATTTCATATTGAGGTTTAGTATTGTCAATTAAAATATTATTAGCTATAATAAGTTGATTACTTCCAAAGTTTAAATAAAAGTCTTGGAAATAAATTGCATTATCTAATTTAGTTTTAAATGAATTAACTAATGACTCTAAATCACTATTGTTTATTATATTTGATGCTATTCTAATTTCAGTTCTGTCAGCTGAGATATCTTTGATATAGAATGCTCTGTTATCTGAGGTAGATCCTAGTTCGTTATTTAAAAAATTGTAAATAACATTATACTCCCCGTTTGAGAATCCTTTATCACGTAAGTCTCTTTCAGGATCTAAATCAACACTATAAACTACAGAACTATTACTAGGAGAATAATCATTAATAATTTTAAAATTAATAAAGTTCTGGTCAGTCACTTGGAATGACTGGTTAGTAGATAAAATAGTATACTCTACATAATTACTAAAAGGATCGAATTGAGAAGGTGTTTCTTCAATTGGGATCAGATTTATATCCTGAAGTGAGTAATTTTGCACTTCTAGTGTTGTAGGATCTATGTTTGTTATAATTGTCGCCATATTACATTGAAGAAGAAACTGAAGAACTTATTGGTATGTTTGTTTGTAATGATAAAATAGTTTGATTAGCTGCTAATAAATCTTGTCTTAATGTTGTTATTTCATCTAATAAAATTTGAACATCTTGTCCTGTTGTGTTATCTAGCCCAGCATACTCACCACTTGTTTTTGCTATATAAGTATGTGAATTGATATCTCCATCTACAGGAATATCATAAAATATTGTATTATATAAATTAAAAAAATCAGCTACACTAATAGTATTAGCTATTGGTGGTGTAGGTAGAGATTGTTGAGCAAATGAGGTATCAATTGTTTTCTCATAAGCTTCTTTATTAAACGATATTTTATTTAAAGGATAATTAGCCATTAACTATTTTAAAATAATAATTATCATCAAAAATTATTGTTGAACCATCTATAATAGATTTAATTAAAATCTTATAATATCTTTCAGGTTCTAATCCATTCATATAAAGTGTGAAGTAACTACTTGTTCCGTCAGCACTTAACTGAGTGTATTGATTGTCAAAATCTATAACAAATTCATTAGTATCCAAGTCTTTTATAGCATAATATGATGCTGTTGGTAAATAATAATTTGTAGTATATAATGAAGCGGTCTGCCATACTCTAGCTGGGTACATTGGTCCACTGTTTACTCTAAATTTATTTATACTTTCCGGGTAAAAAATACCTGGGTTTTCAGATATTGCTACTGTAGCAACCTGGGTATCTAATATGGTTTGAGTAGATGAGCCTGTATTCCAAATATAGTCTCTCCATCTAAATTCTAATTGTGGTGGATAAATAGTATGAGTGTCTCTTGAGAAGAACTTCATATTTATTTGATAGTCTTCACTATCAATAAACTCAACAGATTGTTTAGCTATGAATCCATTATTACTTATAGAACCACTATACCATGCTTTTACCATGTTAGTGATGTCTACATTTATATCTCCACTATCTAAGTAAGTAAAACTTTGAGTTGAAAATATAGGTAATACTGTTGTATTAGATGAACTATAGTACCAGTTACCACCTCCAGATGAACCACTAGCATAAGAAGCAGTAACATTAGTTGGGAATCCACTATCTAACCAAGCGTCACTACCTGAGTATGATTTAAAATTCCAACTAACACCATCTGTGTATTCAGGACTATATAAATATTTTCCTGTACCCATATTCCATGTTCCATAAACTGGGTAGAATTCAAGTGTAGTAGTTAAATTTAATCCATCTAAATTAGCTACAAATCCTCTAAAATTAGCTTGCCAAGTTGAACCACTAATTTTATTAGTAATGATATCGTTTATCTCAGTATTATCAAACTGTACTAAAAATCTACTAGCCTGAGGAGTTCCAGATATGCTTATATCAGTAGATGATTCTAATATTTCGTCTAATCCAGTATTTCTATTTGGATAAACAGAATAAATAGAAGCATCCTTGGTAGGAAATATTTTATAAATTGCCATTTTTTATTATAAATATAAAAATTATAAAGGTACTACACGACCTACTATATCAGTGTCAGGATATTTTACTTCAAAAATCATTGGATCTAAACTAGGATAAACAACATTATTTTGAGTTGCTCCACTAATATCATAAGCATATTGTGAATAACCAAAATTAGTTCCTACTTTATTAACAATATTGATTTTTTTAACTGTTTGAACACCATCAATTTTATCTAAAAGAATATATAAATCTCTTAACATGATTGGTTCATTTATTAGCCATTTATCAATAGCAAAATAATTTTTTAAAGCTTGAATACAATTAAAAATTACTTCATTATTATTATAATTAGGTAATACTATCAAATCAAATTCTACTCCAATATTAATTACAAAAGCATCCTTTATTTTAATAGCATCATTTATTACTCTATATTGTGATAAGTACGTACTTAAATTGGTTTTAAGCGCGGTAGAAGCGGTTTTAAGGCGCTTATTATTATCAAATGCTAGAATATATAAATCCAATACTGAAGGTGTTTGACCTGGAAGTAAATTAGCTATTTTCTCAGGTTCAATATATGCTTTAGCAATTGTTCCATATTGAGAAGGTAAACTTAAAGCTCTAACTAAATAATCATCTTGAGTTACACTTCTTAATTGTGTAGCAAAAGTAGCCATAGAGTTAAATCTAATTTCATCATTAGTATCTCCATCTTGTCCTCCAGCAGCGGCTGTTGGATTATTAACAGCTACAGAATCAAACACAGTTTGGGCTAATGTTGGGTCTAAATTAGAATTTTGAAATTTAACTTGAGTACCTGAGTTTGATATAGAGGTTAAAGAACTAGCTGGTATATTTGAAGCTACTCCTCCACCTGTTAAATATCTAACAGTTAATGTAGTATTTGAAGGTGAAATACCATAAGTATCTGTGTATAAGAAGTTAGCGGGAGCAAAAGCTGTTGTTAATTTAGATTGTTTATATGGTAATCCTAAACCAACGTTATCTGGATTAGGTATAATTTCTTCAGTGTTATTTTGAGTATTAGTTCCTGCTCCAAATTGTATTTGTAAATTAGTTGGGGAAGTAAATCTAGAAGTAAATCTGCGAGGTACTTTCTTCAATTGTAATAAATAAGGTACTTCTCCGTTGTCTCCACTAAGATTAGGATCATTAGGATTAGTATTCTTAATTGTGTCAAATATTGTTTCTTGAGCTAAGTATGGAACTTCATACCATTCATTTCCATCACTGTCAACTATATCTAATATCTCTATAATGTTTGAATCATTAATTTCAATTGTTTGGAAACGTTCTGGGGCACCAAATGTAAATGTTTTAGTTTGAATATTTGCAGAAATGGCTTGACGAGTCTTTTTTAATAAAAAGAATTCAGGTACATTTCCATTTAAACTATAAATTGTAGTTTGAGTTGGGTCTGATGAACTAGAAAACGCAAAATCAACAGGATCTTGAATTAAAAAATTAGTTGCTCCAACTAAATTAGAAGCCACAGATGTATTTTCTTTTACTTGTAAAGCATAAGTAAAATCAGGAATATAAGTACTACCTGAAAGTAGTGAAGGTACTTGTTGATAAATGTCAATACTAACTGTAGATGCTCCTGTCACTTTAGGTCTATAACCTAACATATATGCTAGAGTATATAAATTGTTTTGTTGACGAGCATATTGAATGAAGTTTTCTTGAATTTGATTATCAAGATAAAATGACATTACATCTCCAACATAAGCTGACATCTCCATAAACATCATGCCTGGTGATGCTGGAGTAAAATCATTATATGTTGTTGGGAAGTAAGTTTTAGCAAAATCGATAAGTGCTGATCTTAATTCGCCAAAGTCTTTATTTATGTATTTTATATCTCTATTTTCAGTTGCCATTATAGTGTAATTGTAATCGTTTCAGTCGCGTTATTTAAAACAGAATATACTATAACTAATTGTATAGCATTTTCTTCATATATTGGAGATAATGTTAATTGATCAATTCTAACAGATGGAAAATATTTTTTTAAATCATTTGTTAATTTTATTTCTAAAGCACTTAAGGTATTAGGTGTTATCTGTTCAAATAATTGTGCTCTTAAA